TAGCAAAGAGCGCGACGGAAATGATCGAAGAGGGAAAGACTATGCATCAGGGATTAGTACAGTCAGGAAGCTCGAAAACTAATACGAGCGATGTGATGATTGCAACAGTTCGTAGTAATGCGATGAAAGAACAAGGTCTATATCGATTTGAATTCATTAAATCCAGAAATGCCGACGCAGTCGGCAAGTCATGTGAAATGAAGTTCAATTCAGAATCACTTCGAGTAACTGACGGATCAGCGCCAGTTCTCGAATTGAAGAAGAAAAGACCTGGCCTTCAGATGAGTGATGTGAAGCCAGGTCAAGCAAAACAAACTTTAGGAGGATTAGCAGGCGATTCTTGAACCTAAATTTTGCCTAATTATACTAAATTATTTTGCATAAATAATTCTCAGATGCGAAAGCATTGTTTTCAAAAACCACAAAAGGAAATTCAAAATGACAGACCAACGTACTCTTACTCTCGACGGTGTAACTCACAATGTTGAGGACTTTAGCCAAGGTGTTCAATCGGCCGTAGGTGTTTATAACGCTATTAACGCTGATCTTCAACGTGAACAAATGGCCGTGATTAAATCGCAGGCGGCTCTTCAGGCTATTGGCGCTCAGATTGCCGAAGCTGTAAAGAAAGAACTTGCTGAAAAAGAAGCAGCATCCGTGCCAGAAGCAGTGGCTGAACCAGGCATCGAATAACTTCAATTTCATATGATTAAAGGGTCAGAGGATTAATTCTTCTGACCCTTTAGGGTTTCTATAAATAGATCTACTAGCTAATCATTCTGAATGAAAAATGTCAATTACACATATTGAAGACCTTGAGGTCAAAGCCTTTATTACCGCAGTACGAAATATTGCTAATATGCGGGTTTCCGAAAAAAATGACGGAATGAATCTCTGGTTCGGTCTAGATGATGAGGGTAAGATTTATACATCTAGAGCTGGGAAAAGAGAAAATTCTGAAAAATTCTATTCAGAACAAGACTATCCGTACTTTGCTGCGTACAATGGATCACGTGGTGTTCAAGCAGTACTATTAGAAAAAGAGCGAGACATTAAAACGGTCTTGCAGCCAGGCGATACTATTGAGGTTGAAATCTTATTCGGACGACAACCTAATGCTGTGTCTTATGGATTAGATGGAAAGAATTTTATTGCTATCCTTCGTGGAGTAGAAGGCACTACAGATGTTAAGGCTGATCAACTAGCTGGTATGTTAGAGAACCAAGAGGTCTCGGTAAAGATTCATATTGTTGATACCAAAGACGGTGAAAATTTAGAACGGATTCCGACAACTCAAACTTTTAGGTTCGTGGGTGTACAAAAGATAAAACCAGAAACTCTTAAGTCTATTGATGTTGAAAAAGAAATTAAAGAACTTGAAAATTTCTTAGAAGCTAGTTCTGGCGTAGATAACTTTTCTAACTTTGACTTAATGACCACCTCATTAGGATCGATCCCAAAAGACAAGCGGGCCGAAGCAAAGATCGCTAAAGAGCAAATCCTTTCTGATGTAAAAACAAAATACAAAGTTGCAATCAAAAAAGAATTACTTGATAAGTTTGTTAGTAAAATTAAGCCAGCACTTGCTGCGAATGATTTGACTAGCGATGAAGATATTGGCATTGAAGGTGTAGTATTAAAAGATCCGACCACTGGTGAACAGATTAAGATTGTTGATAAAGATGGTTTCACTACTATCAATCAATTCAACTTTGCTGTCAGAAATCAGATTTCTGGAATGATTAGAACTCTAGATGATTCGGCACCGTTAGAATCTAGAGGCGGGATTGTAGGTCAGATGAAGATTCGTCTGGCCGATTTGTTCGGAAATAAAGACTTAGCACTTGGTCGATCTGTTAAAAAGATTTTTACTGATGCAAAGGGAGAAGATGCTTCGTCTACTCTCAGAAATGTAGCAAAGACATTAAATGGTGCAGATGATTTCAATGGAACTAAGAATAAGGCGGTAGCCGTAATTTCATCTACTTTAGACGAGTTAAAACAGATGTTAGAAGACTTCAAACATCATAAAGATGATATTGAACATACTTATCGTTTAAAATTAAAATCCGGAAAGACAATTGGGTTAAGCAAAGAAATTGTTAAGAGGACATTAGTTTCATTTGCAGAAACTAAACGAAATCTTGCCGAATTATTAGAAAAGGTTAAAAATACTAAAGCCTTTGATGAACTAGTTGCAGCACTCTATGGCCGCATTGCCAAGATGGTTCACGCTGGTGGCGAAGAAGAACTTACTGAAAGCTTATTTGAAGAAGCTGGTTCTTTACTTCTCGAAAAGCGAAACTATACCGACAAGGCGAGATACGCTTCTGTCCCAGATTCTTGGACGCTGTTTAATATCTACATAGCTACAGTTTTAATGACTGTGTTAATCTACAAAGCAGATGATACACGTGGCATTAGACTTGTGCGAGATAAAGCTCATTATAGAATGACCTCTTGGACAAATGAAATGAGCGCCTTAAACTTCTGGGGATATCCAGTCTGGCGAGCCAGTTCTCCAGCTGTCGCAAAATTAATTAGCAAAAAAATAGCAGCTGAAACTTTTAAAACTACTCGAAAAATTCCAGCACAGTGGGTTAAATTTTTACACATGGATTTATCATTTGGGAGAGATGTTCCTATTGACTGGGCGGATCATTTTAAAACTATTTCCCTTTTAGTTCAACAAGCTCCTGGAATAAAAATGGAGCGTGTTACAAATCTTGTAAATAATGCTTTCAGATATGAAGAATTAACATTTGACCAGAAGGTTAAATTCTTGCCTAAACTGTATTTTTATGCTCAACAATTTGTTCCAACTTCTCCATTAATTACCAGAGTTAGAGCAATTCAAAATCAGGTGCTAGGTGGCGATAAAGATACTCCATTAATTATGACGGTTGATCAAGAGCTTCTTAAAGAAGAAGGTGAACCTGTTTCAGGACAGCCAGCTACTGGCGAAGTAGCTGGTGGAACTACAACTTTGTCTGCAAGTATTGCCCCGGTGCAGGATAAAGTCGGTGGAAAACAAATTGTAAAGCGTAAGAGAAATCCAAACATTAAGTTTCTTAAATTTAAGAAACCTGACCCAAAGGACCAACAATGAACCTACTAAAAGAAGTTAATGGCTTGTCATCAGCACCAAAAGTGCTAGACCTTAAAAAGAGCGATTCGAGCGATGCTGGAAAAAATGACGTAGCTAATAAAGTCAAGTCTACAGATGTTGGTTTTTCTATGATGAGAAACACTATTAATTCTGAAGGCGAAGTTACTGGGTCAGATGTGGCAGATTATCTTGAGAAGGCAGCCGATATTAATGATGAAGTTGATACTGTACCATTTGGGCTTGAGACAGATGATGGCGATATTATCAAGGTCTATGTTAATGCCGAACAATCAGATAGGTTCGAAGAAGAGATGAAAAAGCTTCTGGGTGTTGAAGACGATATTGAAGCAGCCATTAATAAGTTGTCTTTAGACTTCGACATTGTTGATGTAGTCTGGCCGAAGGACAAAAACCCAGACGGCGAAGAAGAAAAAGATCTTGACTTAGGAGACGATGATGATCTCGACTCGCTAGACGATGATGAAGACGATGAGATGGAAGTCATTGGGGACTTAGATTCCCTCAAATGAAAAGCGATCTTTTCAGTAAATACAACTACATTTTAAGGAGATAATTTATGTCGATTGGTAAAAATTTTCTAGCTCGTGTTTTGTCTGAAGGTAAAAAAGAAGACACTAAGGGCTTTACGTTTGATCGTTCTGTGGAAGCAATGAAGCGATCAATGCGAGATATTGGCGGTTCTAATAATTATGCAGACAAAATTGCAGAACTATTTTCTATGTTTGGCATTCCTGGAATGTATTTGAATAAACCAGCTGTTCGTGAGAGTGTAGTTGAAGGTGCAATGAACCTTAAATCTAAACCAGCTCGAGTTCGTGCTTTCCTTGCACTCCATAGTGCATTATACAATTTTTATGGTATTACACCTTCAAAGATTGATGAAGCCAAAAGCGAAGAAGATGAACTTGAAGGTACTCCACTTCAACAATCGGTTGAAGAAATTTTAGTATCATTAGGTCTTCCTGCAGAAATGGTTGAACATGATGCCAAAGCCGGGATTAAATCTGGATTGAAAAGAACTATTTCTAAGGTTCGTGCAGATGATGCAGTCTTTATGGCGATTAGAAATTTTGCAAAATTAGCAGGTATTAAATTCCATGATGGTGTGATTGGCGATAAAAAAGCTAAGGTTCAAGAAGCCGTAGCTGTTGGATCAATGGGTACTGACCCAAATCACGTAGATGCAGGACTTAAAGGGTTCATGGACTCTGCAAAGAAAATATGTGTGGCCTTTGGCGTTCCAGAAATGATTCTTACTAAACCGACGGTAGTGGCTATGATGAAAAAATCTGCCACACACGATTCGGCCAGTGGTGTATCTAGACGTTTAATGGATAAGCTTCTCACCGAACTTGAAAAGAGAGACTAATGAGTTTAATTAGAGAAGTCACCGTTGGCATGCCATTTGACCCGAAGGGGTGGAATGTTGGCCATCTTGCAAATTTAGGCCTTTTATTAAGTTGTGATGGCTTCTCTATTCGTTTAGACTTAGACAATCTAAATTTACTTTTTGATGCTGCCGAAGATGATAAACACGTCAATCTAAAAGATCATGATGGAAATCAAGTAAGTGTTGTTCCGACTGACAACGGAATAATTCTTATTCCGAAGGATAACTTAGATTTTCCTAATGGTCTTCTTCTAGATATCGAAGCCCTAAAAGAAATGGGAATTGAGAAGTATGAAGAGGAAGTCGATGATGACCTCGACGAACTAGGGGATGAAGAAGATATTGATGAAATCGATCCTGAAGAAGTACTTGATGAATTAGAAAGTGATGATAAAATAGAGGAAGGTATTAAGAGAGCTTTTAAGCGATCAGGTAAGAAGATCAAAAGAGGTTATCGAGTTACTTCAGGTTTTAGACGTGGTCGAATAGTGATGTCGCCAAAAGGTGCGTACAAGCCAAGGAAGTCAGCGGCCACGAGAATGAAAATGAAAGTGGCTTCAAGACGTAAACGCGTTGTAAGAGTTCTAAAAGGTAAACGCACAAGACGCAAGTCGGTAAGTAAACGATTAGTAAGAATGAACAAGCGAATCAAATGAACCCACCATTTTCCTATCCAGATTTAAGTACAGAAACTTTCGATGGGATGCGGTGGTACAAGATTGATGACGAAACGTTTTTTCCATCCATTACAACAATTCTTGGAACTACTCAATCCGAAGAAACTAAAAAGTCTCTAGCTAATTGGAGAACGTCTTTAGGTCCAACTAAAGCCGATGCCGCATCAAAAGCGGCTTGTGACCATGGAACTAATGTACATTTGTTAGCCGAGAGATATCTAAAGAATCAGAAGGTGGATGACTTAATTAATGGCCAACCTGTATCTTCTAAAGACCTAGGTGCATTTAAAACTTTAAAATCTAAACTGGATAAGGTTGATGAAGTTTGGGGACAAGAATGTGCTTTGTTTTCTAGAGAATTTGAAATTGCCGGTCGATGTGATTTAGTAGGAACATATAAAGGGATTCCGTGTATTGTAGATTTTAAAACTGCGGGTAGAATAAAAGATAAGAAAGACATTGCCGACTATAATTTACAATTGGCCTTTTATGGTGCTAGTCATAATGAAATGCACGGCACTAACATAAAAGAAGGTGTGGTGTTAATGGTGGCCGATTCAGGTTTCCCATTAGAATTCCATGTTAACCTAGAAGAATTTTATGAACCACTGAAAGCTAGGTCTTCAGAGTTCTGGCGGAAAGTCGTAAATAAGAATTATTAAGTTATTAAGGAATTAATCATGGATGATAGTTATGCGAATGGGGATGATATGTCGGTTTCATTTGATACTGCAAATGGTGAACCTGATGAAACAGTAGTTATCGGATCACCAGTTGATGAGATAGAAAAATGTGATGCGGCTCAAATTAACGTTTATTCCTCTTCTTTTACCGCATCAGAATATGGTCCTTCAGATTCTAATATTGTGAGCTTCGATGTTGTTTTTACTGTAACTATTTCAGATAATAATTCTACTAATTGTAAAACGTATCAAGTAGTTAAACGCATTGGCGTAGATAAATGTAAGTTGGCGGCTGAGGCTTCTTCTGGAACTCCAATTTCAATTATTGAAGCCAAAAAGGTTGTAGAACAAAAACCAATTTTGTCTGAAGCCAAAAGATTTAAAAGATTAGCAGGTTTGGAGTAAAATCATGGGAAAAATAGTAGTATTAGCAAGTGCCGAGGATAGTGAAGCCGTCAAGACCGCCTTAGAAGGTGCAAGTCTAGATTTCGATGTTATCGAACCGACTGCCGCAAATCTTCTTCATATTGTAATTGGTATGGTCGATACAGAAGCTCCTAAAGAAGACGAGGAACCAAAGCCTGAAGAAGAGCCTGAAGATGGTGCCGAAGAACTTCCACCAGAAGAGGATGCTGGTGAGGTTGATGAAGAACCAGTAGTTGAAGAAAGTCTTGGCACCGTCGTAGTTGATGGTGAAAAGGTTTCAGCTTATAAAGGCAAAGGCACTTTTAGTACATTCTTTGTTAAGTCACTTTCAGTCGACGCAAAGACAACTTACTCGGTAAACGAAAGTGTTTACTCATTCTGGCCAGAAGCAAAAAATGTAATATCTAATCGCATGGTGGTTGAGCATAATAAACATCGTGCCTCTATTGACTTAAAAATTCAAGAAAGCAAAAAGAAAGATCCTTATATTTTAATTGGGGACGACCTTTTGCACATTTTCAAATAATTCATTTCAAAAATGACTCATAAAACACATTCGCCTTTTTTGGTGGTCGAAAACTTTATTTCGCCATCAATATGCGAGAAGCTTATTTCTGAACTTGGAATTAAAGATCCAACTTCTGATGAAGCCGGTAAGGTTTTTAAGAATGAACGTATTCTGAAAGATACAGAGTATGTGCATTTGTTTAAGTCTAGAATTCAAGAGCATGTTTCAACGATTGAACAAAAATATTCAGCCTCGGTAGTTGGAATGGAGAATCCAATATTCACTCAGTATTTCGAAGATGCCAAGAATCCATGTGAACCTCATGGATGTGAAAATGCAAAGTATCTTCGAAAGAAATGGGTCAAGGTAAAAGATGTAGATCTAGTAGGATATGTTTGGCTCAAAGATTTTAATAATGGGGTTCCGTTAGATCCACGGTTCGAGGTCTATGGAGGCAAATTAGAATTTGCTGGATATAATTTTAGTCTAGTTCCACAAAGAGGAACTTTGGTATTATTTCCTGCAGGCCCTCATTTTATTACAGCAATTTCACCTGTTCTAGTAGGCTCACTAGAACAGGTGAAATTTTCTATTAAATTAAAGGCAGACAATCAGGGAGGTTGGGTATATCAACCTGCAAATTTTCCTGGCTCATATCAAGAATGGTTTTCAGAATTAGAATAGACAGTCTAATTTCTAAAAAGAAGGTCCTATTTAGGACCTTCAGGGTTTCTACATTAAATGAAAAGTCATTTTAAATCCGTCAAAAACTGCTAAGAAACTACGCAGGAAGTTGTGAAAGCGATGAGTTTTTGACACAATAATGGCTGGTTATTTTGATCCAGATATAGAGAGCTTTGGATTCAAAAATAAATCAAAAACAAATCCCATTCCTTATTCTCAAACTAGTGCTATTAAATTAGCGTTGCGTTTTAATTGGTGATGGATTTCTTTTTAGTTTTGCTGTTCATTTGAATTGAATAAACAGGATTTGAGATCTCTTTTCAAGAAGATGCCCTAAATCATCTAACATTATGCTAGATGATTCTTATTTCATCTTGTGAAATTTATGGAAGTGTTTTTATATAGTTGTATGTCGCCGTGACTCTATTCCTGACGCCCTTAATCAGAGAAGTGTCTTTCAACGTATTAGCAAAATCCATTCTTGAGTTATATAACTTTTCAAGAGCGTCCATTTGAATGTCTCTAGAAGCTGTATTTGGTATATTAGCAATATTAGCTTTATTATAAATGCTTCGCCCATTACCGTCCCCATGGTGGTAATTTGTATCAAACATAAAGATACCAAGATATTTTCCTAAAGTACTTGGATTAATCTTACCTCTTAACCAATAATTTTGATACCCAAGTTTTTTACATGCCGCATAATCTGATGCTTTAATGTTAGTGGCAGGATTACCAGAACTAGCAATGCCAAATTTTGTTGTTCCACCAGCGGCTTGTGGCCATTCTTTAAAGCCACATTTTTTCTTCTGCAATTTAGTTTCACATGCTCCTGCTAAAATATCCGGATCTGACGGATCGGTGCCAGGTGCGGTATTCCAATCTGGACCAACCTCGCCCTTCATACAAATAAACCAAGCGTGTTCGAAAGCTTCAAATTCAGGATTTCCAGATGAAGGAAGATTTTCTTGTGCTGGTTCTGGCTTATTCGGGTCAGGATCTTTTGGGTAATTTGAAGTTCCTATTTCAGGGCATCCACCTTTAGCCGATACATCTGAAACCGTCAAAGCAGAGTTATTTGATACTGCACTTGGAGAACCGGGGTTCCCATTTGCCATTTTAGTACTATCAATAGCCACTGTGCCTTTTATAAAGGGCAGCGGATCGGTAAAAGACCCATTTGGGAGTTTACATTCAAAATGTAAATGTAGTCCAGTTGAACCACCAGAACCTATAACACCACGTGCACCACCCTCTCTTGCAATTTTCTGTCCGGCCATTACTCTCTGACCTACAGCCACATAAAATTTAGCAAGGTGATTATAAGTGGTAGTACACAAATGCTTTCCACTTCCGGATTCATGTTTAATATGAATAGCATTACCGTATCCACGAGGATCAGTCATTGATGCTTTAGTGACTACACCGTCTGCAGCAGCAACTACATCCCCATCCACACCTGGCGCAATTTTTAAATCAATCCCAGTATGTAGTTTCATAACTTTATGGATTGGATGCATCCTCATGCCGAATGGGGAATTTACGGTTCCACCAGGCAATGGCAATACGAATTTGATCGAATTATTGTCCGTACTAATTTGCGGTGAGAATGAATAAGTCCTATTATCTATTTCAGTACCATTAGACTTAGCTGAAATAGAAATTGTTAACTTTTTACTATGAACAGAGCTATCAAAGGTACCAGATAATAATCCAGACGTTGTAAATGTAACTCCAGGTAAAGCATCGCCTGAAATTTCATAGGTTACATTTGGGGAAATAGATCCAGGAGTTAATGTGAATTGCACATTAACAGAGGCCGAGCTACTAGTTGTAATGCTCTCATTTTGAATTTTTTCTAACCGATTTTCAACTGCATCATCATGTGCACCCGAAGAATTACCTGCCCTCTTAGAGAAGCACTCTACGGTTTCACCTGGTCTCAGCTCTTGCTCAGGACCATTATTTGGTGGTGTATCATCAGCAACCAGAATTGGTGGCGATTCAGGACAGCATCCCATTTACTTTGTCTCTTCTACTTTTGTGTCCACAGGCTTTTCATAAAATTCTACTAGTTCATCTATAATAGCTTCAAGCCTTAATTGACGTTCCTCAGATTGCTTAATCCAAGTAGCTAAAGAAAGCTGATCAGCTGTTATAACATCTATTGCATCTGGGTATTTAGGCTTTTCTTTTTGAGCCAATGTAGCTGATCTTATCACGTATTTGTACTCTACCACAATTTCTTTTCGGACGAATGGGTTAGTATTACTACAGCCTGAAAGTGAAAGAGATAAAGCTAAAATAAGAAAAAGAGATTTCATTTTACTTCCTCTTTCTTTTTGCGGCTCTTTTGAATCTGGTCTATTACCTCTTGAAGCACTGGGCTTAATTTAACCTTGTTTTCAGGATTAGAAGCTTGTGCATTAATGATTGAAGTAAGATTATCGATAGACACCGCATCTTTTTTACGTCGATCTTCAAGATTTTTTAAAGACCTTTGAATATCTAATTTTTCGTTTTTCAGTTCATTGATCACAAAAACATTTTTGCTATTAACGGCTATAGCCAAATCTCTAGCAGCTGCCGCTTCATCTCGTTCGGCTTTGAATGTGGCCGTTTCGACAAGTGATCTTTGCAATTTGATATATTGATAGCCACCCCAAGCTAATGAGGAGGCTATTGCAATACCAGCAAATATGGCTATTATTTTTGATGAGATTAAACTAAACATTTTATGTCAAAGACTTTAAATCAAATTTGCTTCACCAGTTTGTGCCGATGAAAAGGTTATAACTAAAGTGTTATCATCAGTGTGAATCACCGAAGTCGGATTAATAACTGTTTGAGCCCCATTCACATTAAGAACCACATCATTAATAGGTTTTTTTCCAAGATTATGCGTGATGGTCCAAGTAGCCGAAGCTGAAGACTGAACGTGCTTGAATCGTGCTAGCATTTTAATTCCTTTATACTACTGAAGCGAATCCAGTTTGTGGATTTGAAAATGTAATGGTACAACTATTTGTGTCCACATATATTACTTCAAGTGGAATGATCTTTTGGATTCCGCCATCAAAGTCAATGTACACATCAACTAAAGGATAATCTTTTAGATTATGTGTGATAGTCCATGTGTCCGAAGGTGTAGCCTGAGTATGATTATATACTGTGGCAATTCTGTGTGCTAATGTCATGGCTAATTCATTCTCATATCATTCTTACATAACCTACTTGTGGAGTAGAGAACGTAACGGTCACTTGATTTGTGGAGTTGTGTACTATGGTAGAAGGTTGAACTTCATTTGTCCCAATAAACACACGGATAATAGGATTGTATCCAAGATTATGTGTAATCGACCATGAGGTATCAGCCACGGATTGATAATGTGTATAAGCATAAGTTGGTTTGACATTACCATCAAAGTGACCAGTAACAACTACAGCACGACCTGCTTGGGTTGAACCAAAGTCAATAGTCAGAGTATTTGGACCAGTTGTTGTAACTTCAGATGGAAGGACCACTTTGTTATTGCCGTCAAAAACCTGAACATTAACTGAGGTGGTATTTAAACTATGTGTTACGTTCCACAGTACCGATGCGGCTTCTTGAGTATGAGTATAAGCAGTAATTTCGCGTGTCAACGGAACCCATACTGGAAGAGAACCAGCTGTAACACAAATGAACACAATACTGTTGACAAATGCTAGTTGACCAACTACCGGAGTAGTAGGGAAAGAAGTAAGTGTTTGAAGTGCCGCGTTTTGGAGCTGATTCTGCAGCATATTTAAGTGACCATAACTTTTCATGTCAATTTCCCTCTATAAATAAAAGATACTATGTATTTATAGAGGAGCCAAGTAATGGGCAAGCTTATTGAAGACTTTAATGCAAAGATGGTGAAAAATGGAAAGTACAATTGTAAGCTTTGGAAATCTAATAAATCATTAAGAGATCTTATAAACAATACTGAAATGAAAGATTTATTCACATTTAAAGAAAAAGTATATGCTTTAGTTCATAATGATTACGTTAGACCTAGATGTGCTTGTGGAGCCATTACATCACTCTGGAGCACTGAAAAGGGTTTTAGACAATTTTGTAGTGTGAAGTGTCCTGTAGCTCAAAGTCTCCTTTTGAAAAGGAGATCAAAATCTAATTTAGAAAAATATGGTGTCGAAAATGTCTATCAGAGTGAGATCTTTAAAAATAAGATTAAGCAAACCAATTTAGAAAAATATGGTTTTGAATCGGCTTCATCTACACCAGAATTTAAAGAAAAAGTCAGAAATACCTCATTACGAAAATATGGAACGACATCTACTCTTCAAAGTAAAGAAGTGCGTGAAAAAGCAAAAGTCACGAGTCTTAAAAAATTTGGGAATGAGAATCCGAGTTCTAGCCAAATCATAAAAGATAAAGTGAAACAAACAAATTTAAAAAGACACGGAGTAGAATACAATCTTCAAATTCCTGAAGTGAGAGAAAAATTAAAAGAATATAATTTGAAAAACTTTGGTGTAGAACATATTGCACAATCTGAAGAATTTAAAACCAGACATAAGATTAAAAGAATAAAAACATACAAAAAAGAAATTCTCCCAATTAGATTACAACAGCTTGCTAATTCTAAGATTGAACCATTTATGTGGGCATTGAAGATTACATTGGACAACATGTAGAGTACAAATTCATCCATAAGGGGTGCAACAAAACTTTTTCGGCTTATTTTGGAAATGGCTCAGTCCCAGTTTGTCCATATTGTAAATGTGGTAGATCGGCCATTGAACAAAAATTGTTTAATATTTTAGAACAATCATTTCCTAATATAGAAATGAATAATAGGAAATTGATTTCTCCATACGAAATCGATATGGTGATCAATGATATTGGGATTGAAGTGAATGGGGTTTATTGGCATCAATCTAGATATTCTAATGGAAGAGGTCTCTTATTTAAAACAGAAAAATCACCTATTCAACTTCTCCATTTTTGGGATTATGAGCTTTTAAATAAATTTGAAATTTGCTTATCCATGATTTATACAAAGCTCAACAAATTTGAAAACACCATTTTTGCAAGTAGCTGTGACCTAAGACCTATATCGAAACAAGAAAGTGAATTATTTTTCAATGAAAATCACCTTCTAGGATATAGACAAGCCGATTATTGTTTAGGGTTAATTTATAAAAATAAAATTGTTCAAGCCATTTCTATTGGCGAAAATAGGACAGGTATAAATGCGGATTTTGAAATTTATAGGATAGCTACAAAACTGAATACCACGGTTATTGATGGAATTCAAAATCTTTTTGCAAAAGTTAAAAATGATTTTGTCGGATCCACTTTAATTGGATATGCCGACAAGAGATATTCACGAGGCAAAGTTTATCGGCTTCTTGGCTTCGCCGAGCTTAAAGATACGCCACCAGCTCAATCTTGGATTAAGAACGGTCGATTACAAAGTAATTTTCAATGTCAAAAACCACAACTTAAGAAATTGTTAGGTGTCAAATATGATAATTCTAAATCTGAAATTGAAAACATGGAAATAAATACTTTTCTAAAAGTTGAAGATTGTGGGAATAAAGTATTCACCATAAATTTCAGGCAATAAAAAAGGCTACCGAAGTAGCCTTTTTTATAGAGCATTTAAGCTTTATGCACCTGCATTAACACCAGATACAGCAACCTGACCAGCGATGGCAGTGTTGAAAGTAACTGTCAATTGTGTAGCACTGTTGAAGGTAACAGACTGTGGAATAACCATTTCGTCAGCAGCATCGATAACAGTAACGTTACAGAACTTTTGTCCAATACCGTGAGAAACAACCCACGATGTAGAAGAAGTGAATGCTTCAGTGTGGAACACTTTACGATTTACAAAGTTAGTACCATTGTAAACCAAAGTTTGACCAGCAGCAACGCTTGAGGTTGCAACGTCTGTCAAGCTATCAAGTGCCTTAGCAACAATTGTTACATCACCGGCAGTGACTGTGAAGTCATCAGCAGCGAAGGAAGCAACACCTTTCAACGATGCTGTAGCATCGCGAACAGAGATTGCAACTTGATTAGCTGTAACAGCTGTAGAAACTTCACCACCAGCACCACCGACTACTGCAACAGACTCGCCAAGAGCGAATGCGTCAGAACCAGAAGTACCAGTCAAAGTCACGGTGCTGTTTGCCAATTGGGCATTGTCAACACCAGCAGCTTTAATAGTTACGACACCAGCAGCGACGGCGAAGTCACCAGAGTCAAACGAAGCAACACCTTTAGATGCAGTAGTAGCATCAGAAGCAGAGATGGTAACAGTAGTACCAGAAGCAGAGGTAGTAATACCTTGTGCAGATGTACCAGCAACCAACAATGTAGAACCGAGTGCAAGCGAACCTGTACCAGCATCAGAGTCGGTAGCAATTGCTGGATTAACCAACATTGTATTAGTAACAGAAGCAGCATTGATCTTCAAGCCTGAAGCTGTTTGTGCAAGAGCACCAGCACCGTCGAGCAACAAGTGAAGCTTGGAAGCGTCAGATACAGAGCGAGCAGATCCATCAGTTGTCAAGATGATAGCGCCGGTAGCAGCGTCATGCAACTCAATACCAACAGCGTCAGTACCTTGTTCAAAAATACCAGAACCAAGATTGACGTTAACTGTATTACCAGTCAATGCCAAGCCAACACCCCATGTGTACAATGTGGAACCAGAGAACTGAGACCAAGTTTGACCAGTGAATGCTGTCAATGCAGCAGTTTGAACCCAACCTGTATCAGCACTTGCTGTACCTTCTTGAACGAATACAGCAGCGCCATTCAACTCACCATAAGCATCTGCATCAAGTGCACGGGTCATTGCAGAAGCAGCGCCGTTAAACACATAGATACCATTTTCTGCAGCAGTAGATTGTCCAGTCAACAAGACACGATCACCAGCAGTCAATGTGAAGCCATCGATTGCAGCTGGTGCAGAAGAGATGCTAACGTTGGCTGTAGACATTACGTGAACTGCATTCTTCCAAGTAAGACCTTGGGCGATTGCATCAACATAAGCTTTGTTAGCTGCATCAGTATCACCAACTGGAGCTGGCAATCCAGTTACAGTTCCTGTACCAACGAAGGTCAACGAAGCGTTAGAGCTCATTGTATCGCCAGACACGTTTACATAAGCTGAATCAACTAAGGCTGTAATATCACCAGCAACTACTGCTGTAGAATTAGAGACACGACCATATGTGTCAGTAGTAACCTTCATGAAGGAACCACCATTACCTGGATTTGTCACTGTGGCCAAATCGATGTCAGTGCTAGAAGCAACACCATCACCATCAGTAATTACGATACGACCAGCTTGACCACCGATAGTGCGGGTAGTAGCAGTGCCATTACCAGTACGAACGATATAACCGGTAGTTGCCAATGCTTCAACAGCAGCCAAGTCATTTGCCAAAGCAAATGTTGGGGATCCAGAAACACCATCAGGATTAGTGATAGTAATACCAGCAGCAGGAGCTGTCAACGAGCGACCAGCAAAAGTATTGTCGGCTGTTTGAACAATAATACCATTAGTATTAAATGCTGCCAAAGCTGTCAAACCAGCATCAAGTGCTTGTTTGTTATCCAATTGGTCTTGAATACCAGAGGTAACACCGTCAACATAATTCAATTCGGTAACGGTAAGAGTAGCACCGTCAAGGATATTCAATTCTGCAGCAGTAGAAGTGACATCTGTCAAATCAGCAGCAACAAGAACATGATCAACCCAAGCTGCACCATCATACATCAAGAAGTCTTTATTGGCAGCGGAGACCAATGCCACATCATCCAATTCTGCCAATGTGTTATTCGCATTAGCATAGTTAGACAAAGCTTGCAACAATTCAGTGACATCTGCTTCAGAACCAGAGAAAGCTGGACCAGTTACAGCACCAACTTGGAATACACCAGAAGTGTTAACAAGAGCACCAAGAGTTGTTTCAAGTGCATTAACTTCATTTTGCAATGCAGTTGCATCACCACCAGTGGCCATAGTGATCCAGTTGCCTGAAACACCAGAACCAAAGTACATAGTGGCTGTATCAGTAACGAATACCAAACGGCCAACGTCTGCCGATGTATATGCTGGAACTGCAGCGTAATTAGCGTATTTCTGTACGCGAAGATTTTGGATTTCTGAGGCTGAAGAAGCGTCAAATACCAGTGAGCCATTAAGTTTCATAGAGAGATCTCCTGTTAGAGTTAAAGTAAACGATTATATAATGCGACGAGTCGCGGTGGTTAATGCACGAATTGCATTATTGAAAGCAACTGGTTCAACTAGGCATTTGCCTAAATCAAACTCTGAGAGTATATCAATATCGATGTCTGAAAAACAAAATATTCCACGGGAACCCTGTTTTTCTATCTTATCAAGTTTAAACCCCTTTACCTTCAAGGTTGCCGCAAGGATTATGTCACTAGATTCAATATTCTTTTTTGTCATACACATCTTATTTGATTCGCTCTTATTTATAGAGATGGACAGATTGAGTGCAAGAAAAATAATGTTAAAACAACATTAGAATAGCACGTCCAGCCAGAGATGTATTAAAGCTAATAGTTACGGTGTTAGGGTCAACAATTTTCATAATATCTGGAAGGACCATTTCATTAGTTGCATCCCAAACAGTTGATTGAACTCTTACTGTGTTCTTATTATGAATAATTGTCCAAAGTGTTGATGGGGTACCTTGAACATGTTCTACTCCAACAACTCCAACAACTACAGCACCACCGCCGACACCATTTTCTTGAACTACTACCTCTTTTCCACCAACTGTGAAAGATGATCCAACAACACCACCGGCATTGATAATCCCGCCATTAGGTAATATGCCGAGCTCGCCGAGCTCTTCAATAATTATCGACGGTTTATGAACTATAGTCATAGCTTAACCTCAACTGAAATAGATGTTGTATTATCACCTATAGTTACATCATTTTCTGGGCTAGATACCGAGGCAGTAATTGTCATGACACCGCTCTTATTTGGAGCGATCACATTAAAAGATATAGGACCATAAGTTAAACCAGATGGCAACAAAGCCACCGCAGCTAGTGTGATAGTTGTCTTATGTTGATCTTTCACTACTGTTGCTCCCGGAGGAAGTCCAGTGACGGTGACTTCATCACCTTTGAATTTTGGAATAACTATTGTTCTAATAACGTTAGTTGCTGTAAGTGTTCCAGCATTCGAAATAGATACTGAAACGGGGAAAGTGTGTCCTCTTAGGACTTGAGAAACTGCACCTAATGTAATATCAAGATTAGTAAATCCTGCAGTTGGTAGTGGTGGCAAGACAGAAATATACCCATTCTTAATTTCATCATCGTACCCATAAGAGTTTATGGCTCTCAACCGGACTGAATAATTTCCAGGCGAATAGAAAGTGTAAGAAGCCGATGGAGTCGAGGCATCAATAACACCTTCATTTAAGAAGTCCCATTCAAATGAAACCGGGTTGTTGGTTGATGCGTTTGAGAAGTTAACGGTAAGTGGTGCATACCCAGAAGTTACTGCTGCAAAAAAGTCTGCTGTTGGAGCACTTGGGTCTGGAAGTGGATTTGGGTTAACTATAGAATTAATATCATCTATAATAATAGGGCTAAAGATATTCATGTAGATGCTATCAGTGTCATATACAAAACCGGCTACTTGAATTACACCAACTGTAGGTGGGGTTGTGGTAATTTCACCATTAGCACCACAAAATACTGGCCGATTAACTTGGATTGGCAAGAAATTCCAATTTTCATTTCTAATTAGACCATCGGCAATAATAGAACCAGGTTCATTAGTATAAAGATCTTCTAAAACTATTCCAGAGATTCTAGACATAAAATCAGTCGATCTAGCTAGAATGATTCTTCGACCTGAACGCATTTGAACAAAACTGAATTTTGGGATTGGCTCAGCCGCCATTCCAGAAAGAACTTCAGTTTCAAATTTTACATGTTTAGCTGAGTTGTTAACAATTAGAAGAGAAGTAACGGAAGTAACAAAGGTTCCGTCAGTCTGTCTTAATGGCTTATTATATGCATCTAGAACAAGATTACCACCTTCGCACTCAAGAACTATGCCGGCTTGAGTTCCAAGTTGATATGGGTGGATAATACTGCCAGAAGTAACAAAACCCGCAAAAACACGAATCTTATCAATCCACTTGAAACCTGTCCAAATACGCATGACCGTCTCAATAGTATCAAACCAGTGTTGATCTATTACAGGAGTACTAGGGGCAGCACCAGAATAAATTGGTGGAGCGACTGTCATTCCACGGGTAATATTCCCCGTCAACATATCCACGTCCCAATAAAGGTAAGTAGTTTGTGTTGTGGCTATTGGACCCCAGGCATTTGGGACAGATTTTATTTCTTCTACAATGTAATTTGCATTTTTATGTGCAAATGCAATAATCGTTGGATCTGGAGAAACAACCAGATTTACAAAGAAACTTGACCCAGAACCTTTCTGCAGGAATATGGGTGTTGAAAGGACATCAGTCTGGTATCTTGCAATACCTTGGCGGAAAGAAAGCTTCATGAGTTTCTACACTTAAAATTAAGACACACTGATCGTTAACGTATAATTAACTAAAATTTCCCTATTTCCTGTATGTTCAATCGGTGAAAAGATCAGATGAGACAACATCAATTCTCCGGCCGGATCTAAATCAGTACTCAAGCCGCTAGTCTCTTTGGTAAACAAGCCAAGTTCGTCAAAGAAATAAGGACTCACACTAGAGGATCCTTCAATTTGACCAGAGTTAATAGTGTCAGAGGTATTACTGAAACCTTCATTAGCTGCGATAACACAAGTAATAATTACCCGTGTATTAGTGGTAGCTGGAATATTTGTAAAGGTTACACTGTTACCAACACCAACACCAACATTAGAATCATCAACTACCTCGACGTATGTTGGATTATAAAGATCGGCTGTATCTCCAACGGTAATAGGAGGATTGAAAACAATTTGTTGAGTACCATCAATATAAGTTCCGCGATTCCCAAGTTTTAATTTAAAAATTTGAAAATTTTGAGAATTAGAAAGACCACGAGCAATGGCCGTGGCCATATTTTTAGGATGGATTTGGTTCTTCTGATCGCATAAGACTTCACCGGTTTTTAGATCAGTCATTAAAACATGCCCATCAATATGGACTGGGATTTGTGTTGTTAGCATTTTAGATTACTTCCTTTAAAGCATTGCTCTATTTATAGACTTCACCAAATCACCCCTAACCTAATAGCTTGAAATAAATGAAACTTTTAGGTAGATTATGGATTTATGATATAGAATTTCGCTTCTGAAAGATATGGGAGACTTACTCGATATTTACCAATTCCGACCTTATCGACTACAGGGATTTGAACTGGCATTGAAGCAAGTGGTAGCCAAACAAAAATCTCTGGTTTTTGCATATTCTGAATTGCTAAAAGATTTCCAGATGTAATGGTAAAGCTAAATTCGAATATCTGTGCATTAAACCCAACAACAGATAAAGGCGTTTCAAAGTCTTCGTAAGTTGTGAATACAGGAATAATCGCTGGGATTGATGGTGCAAATGTAGTATTTAAAATTGCAATTCTTTCTCCATTAGCATCAAACTCACTAGTGTCAAAGTTGTCATCGTCAAATGGAGAGATAGGATCAAATGAACCTAAAACTAGTGCATCTATAACACCAGCACCAACTAAATTATCTTCTGGTCTTGGGCCGGCTTGAATATTAATCTCTATCCCAAGCCCACGTGCAGGTAATCCAAAGCCAGTAGCAATTGCTACTGGGCCAGATAATGCATCAAGTTGTGACAAAAAGAAATCAAACGTGGTATTTTGAAGAGACCCATTTAAAAAGTTAGAGAGTTGCGAAAGTAAAATTGCTAAACGTGAATCTCTCCACTGCTGCGATTGTGCTAATTGGAAATCATTAAGTGGATCTAACCCAGCAAGCTGTCGTGCTTCATAGAAGTGATCTGTTAGTGGTGTACCAACATCATAACTACCACCACCTGATAAATTAATGTCTCCTATTTGAGTTTCGAAGTCATATGGGAGATTATCATATCCTGGCAAGAATCCACCAAAAGGAGAATCTAAAATTTCGGCATTTACCAAATCATCTGAAAATTGTGTAATCTTCCAATCATGATATTCTGAAACATCAATATGAATAGTTTCATTGAATTGGAAGTCTGTTGTTAATGCCCCACCGCTAATTAAGAACTTTAAGCTTTCAGATATTCTAACGTTGAGTTTTTCATTAAGCCCAGAACCATAAACTACAATATTGGCTTCTGAGTTTAGTGGCAAGTATTTGGCAAAGAAATCTAGGTCCCATTCCATTTGAGATGACCATGGAAATTCTAATCCGTGTTGAACAACCGTTCCAATCTCTTCACCTGATCCTGCAGCAATTAATTTAATACGAGTGGCACCATCACTAAAGGCAGCGCGCGATGTTGCACTGTCATATTCTTTTACAGTAAATGGAATCCAATCATTTAGTATTTCTGTTTCTGGGGAAGTATTTTTCAGACTGATTGGCGAAAAACCAGTTGAGAGATTAATATACCTAGGATCAATAGAAACAGGTGCCAACGATGATAAAGACGGAACATCTGTTGGTAGTACTGATCCATAACTCAGATTAAAGGCAAGAGTATCTTTTGTAGTTTTATCGATTAAGACAAAGTCTGTATTAGTTGGAAGCTTGGCATTAATAGATGGGTGCAGAATTACAGAATCTTGTGCATTCCACCAATCTATTGAGTCTGCAATAATTGAAAGTTGCAATGTCATGGCATTGCCTGGATCCATATTGGATGTCAGAATAGAAATATACTGGTCTGAGAAAAGTCCGTCTAATGGCAAATATCCAGTGACACCAATGTCTGATCTATTTACTATCCACCCAGTTGGTGTCAAAGACCCAATTGGTGTGGGTGTTAACCAATAAGTAAGTGACGGAACATCAAATCGAATTCTAGCAACAGTGAGTGACCCATTTCCAAAAATCCAAGTATTATCAAGTGCAGATATTATTGGATTTAAAATTGGTGGTAATGACACAACAAAATTATTATTACCAAAAGCAATAATATAGTCAGATTCTTGCCCAAGGTAATTATGATCAAACCATCTAGTGAATCCACCAACTGAGGCAGGTGAATTATTGTCACCTGCATAAGTTCCATTATTGAATACCCAATATTGATTATTTGCGAACCAGCAATCACCTAAAGCATTCCCAGTCGTAGGTAATGTGGCCGTGGTGTTATCTGGTGTATTTCCAAGTAACGTTACTGGTGTAAGACCATTAAAATCTGCACGAGGAGGACCTTCTGCAACAAAGGAAGCTGATGCATTCGTATTGAATTGAACAAAATTCAAAATAGATGTGCGGGCCATTCCATTTGAAACTAGAGTATCGTTGTCGTTATGGATAAAGCTAAATTTACACGACGAATTATTAATGGCTGCAAACCAAGGTCCAGGTGAAATGTCTGACCCATATAAGAAGTGTGGACTAGCATCACTTAAACTTCCACCATTAATATATGGATCAATGATAGATTGTTTAACAAGCGGATCAATGAAGATGTTGTTGTAGTCTAAATTAAATGGCCCAGCAATAATTTCTACAGCCTTAGGCCACACTTGTGAGCTTACACCATAAGTACAGACACCCATTAATGCCAAATGACCACCAGCACTTGTTCCTGTAACTACAAATCCCTTATCGGCAATCATCTCATAGAGCGTCTGCCATCTAGAATCTAATGTGGTATTTGCACCAGCACCTGAAACAGTACAATAATTCAGAACTGTTACAACGTCATTAACGTTATTCGGGAATATTCCATTGCCTAAAGATCCAGATGAATTATTAATTCCTCGATAATTGACATCTACCACAACATAACCAGTTTCAACCACTGGAATTAAAATAGGTTCTTCATCAACCGTTGATGGGTATGGGAGGACATTTCCGCTATTCCATCCACCTCCATGAACTCTTAATATCACGCCTTTTATAGACCCAATTGGAATATATACATTAACAAATTGACATGGATCATTTCCATATTTGACATTTAATAATGTAGTATGCCCTTGCACCACTGGCGGAGGTGGAGGTGCAACCGGGATAATAGAATTATCAATATCTGTAAAGAGATGATTTTTTGTAATTGGATTAAATAACTTGGCTATAGGTTTATTAATCTTAAACCCAATTAATCCATTCCAATAAGGTTCACCAATAATAGCACTTTTCTGCCACCCTGATACTGAACCATGTACTAATACAGATGGCTTTTTAAATGATGTGGTAAAGGTAATTTGATCACCAGCGCCAAATCCATAAAGTCCTGGATAAAATGTCAAACCCAAACCGAATAAATCGAAGCTTTGCCCTTCGCCAACAATTAGACCACTTGTAGATAACGAAGCCGATAGTGGAGTTCCTGGGACTAATGAACCGGCATTACCTTCGAGCAAATACCCCATCACTTCAAAATCTGTTGGAGAAGAGAAGGTTACAAACCAATTAGCTGAAACTGTTTCATGAAACGTATCACCGTGAACTACAGTTCTAGGGGCATAACTAGAAACTACTCCATTGGTGTGTTCTGCAATTTTACTCGGGATATTGGAAACAGTAAAAGAAAATACATCACCACCAGAAACAACACCTGAAATATGATCGTCTGATTCTACGGCAACGAATGGTTTATTTCCTGGCAAAACTGAGAACGAAACACCTTGAATCACATCCACATAAGATCCACCAACAGCAATCACACCAATAGAATTTACTGTATTAAAATTATCGTCAGACCATTCTATAGTAAATGAATCGGCATAATACAACTTCAAATCAGGTGTCAAACCACCAAGCATTGCATATAGCGGCGCCGTTAACGGATCTCCACCAATCAAAGTATCCTGAAGATCTATAGCATTAGAACTCGTGGTGTCTTTCTTCTGTGTGATAATAGGCTTTAACAGATTTGGAATAGCAGAAAGCCTCCACTTACGTCCATCTACTGCATCATCTGTCGCTACTACATTTAAAGATGACAAATCATAATCGACAAATCGCGTATCAAAAGTAAAATTAACTGGTCGATTATAATCAGGATGCAATGGATTAGTATTGTTATAAACTAATTCTTGTGCATCAAAACTATCAAGATCAAAACCGTATCCTAAAGAAAGGTCTAAGATCTGAACTGGTTGTGCCGCATTCTCAATTCTAAAATAGAATTTGTCACCCTTCTGGAATGGACCAGCTGTTCCTGAAATAATAGTGAATGCCAAATTGCCGTCATTAAAAGGTATATCAACTTGAGCCAATCCGACATAGGAAATATCTGGACTTGAGATATCGAAATATTGACCACCACTTCTGGCCGTTAAAACTATATCTGCACTAAGGGTTGGTTGCGGAACCAACATAAGATTTAATAGAGAAACTTTATGTCTAATACCATCTTGGTCTTGAATATAACCGTATCTATTAGAATTTAATAGAGGTCGAGTATACGACATTGGGTTGACTTTAATAAGATCCCATGTCTCGAGTGGTGCACCATGATTGATAACCAATCTGTTTGCATTCTCGATAGAAACTTCTTGCCCAATCGTGGGTTGAGAAATTTTAGTTGCAACAAATGAAACTTGACTTGACGAAAATGTAGTTAGAACACCTGAAATAACAAACGACCCAATATAACCAGAAATTCCACTGATAACGTCATATGATGAAACAGAATTACTGGAAGCGATTACTCGCCAGCTATTCCCAGGGCTGGATAAATCATTGGCTATAACACCAGTGATTTTTATAAATGGCGATGTGACATCACTAAATTTCGGTTTACCAGAATGCCTTTGTGCAAAATCAGTAAAGACATTAAAGTAAATTGATGGGGATAAATGACTTAGCTGATCATCAACAAATTTATCAAAAACCAATCTAGACCCATTATCATATCCAAAAGGATCTTCGTCCCACGGCCAGAAATCATAAGAGCTTGGTGTAGAATCAAATGGGTGTAACAATGGATTTGATCCTAGCCAGTCCTCAAATCCTGGTATAATCGGAACAGGCAATGTTGGGAAATTTATAGGCAAAACCGACACATCGCCAGGATCACCATTTGTTAGAATGATAAGAAGTTCTTCGTAGTCCCTAGGTAATAATTCAGAATCTAAAATAGCAAGAAGGCCATTTAAAAGCGATATTGTGCCTGCAGAAAGATTTGCAATTCTAGCTTGAAGATAAACAACTAAATCATATCCAGTTAAAAATGCTGGAAAGATTACTACACCATCGGCAATTGCTGAATTATATAAGGCTTGATAATCCTGTGGTACTCTGATTTGTGCAAGAAGATTATCTACTAATACTAATCCAGTTGTGGTATATTCTAAAAGTGGTCCAGAAATCGGAACGTTCGTCCCAGGTTCTTTTGGTGCACTAGAAAACGGAAACTGATTAAAATCATACGGGGTAGAGACAATGGCATTTAATAGCCCAGTTCTCATCTGAACAAGTAATCCCTCGATTCTTCTAATAGAAGATGACGGATTTGCATAATCGTTAGCTAATCGACGTGTCAACGCAAATGATTCAAAAATTACATTATCGTCACGCGATTCACACCACAACGGTTCAAATGACAAATTTGCGTCAAGTACTTGCTTAATATTGATCTGACACCCACCGTGGCTTTGAAAGTAATCATGACCTTCTAATAATGGTTCTCTTAGAGTTTTATCCCCATTTCGTTCAACAAATACTTCAGAGATACCGATTCCATCAAAAGATTTTTTTGAATAAACAAATGGCATTCCAGCAAAATCTGTAATTTCATCTCTAAAGGCCTTTATCGAACCTGGATGATTCAAATCTATATTTGATGAAAATTCTGTATGCCCAGCCGAAAATAACTTTTTGATTGGGACTGAATTGTACTGTGGATCACCACTCGAAAAGAAATTAAATGGGCTAGATAATACTGGCCCTATCTTTACAGTGGTAAATGTCTTTTCTTGAAAATTGACATTAAATGAATCAGAAAATTGATACTCTTCTACAACATCAGTTAATTTGCAATGGTATGGTTTCGTATCATTTAGATAAGAAACCAGCGAATTGATGTACTGCGAATTTTTATTTGAAATGTTACTCATAAACTGGTTTAGCTGAGATAGTATCAACAATCTTAATAGAGTATGCTGATAACCTTGAGGTCTTAAAAATGTCACTAACTTCATAGTTACATGACAACATATCATTTAATGCAGCAAAAAAGATTTCATTAATTTGTGTCACTTTAGCATTAGTCCAAATATCTGTTAACGTTTGGCGAGTCGATTCAGGAGTAGCAAACCAAGAATCACTTTGATCAAAATTCAAAAATTCAATAAAGTCTACTGGATAAACTCCTGCAGAATTCTTTGGAACATTTTTATTAACCAACTTTGTATTTACGATAGTATAAGATATCGATGAAGTCAACAGATCCTTAGGAGCTAAAGACTGTCCCTTACCAAATCCATATTTGATAGAAGTACCATTTCTTTCATCATAAAGTACACGCCTTATCTCAGGAATAGCATTTCCGACAACATCTGAACCTACGGCAGAATCAACCATCTTATTCCAAAGTGCTTCAGGAATTCTAGTCGTTTGGTTAGGACGCATCAATGCCCACTCAGTATGAGTGTCTTTTAATTCTATATTTTCTGGATCGTCCCGAAGCGTAAAGTTTCGAGTAAATCTTAATTTAAAGGTATTATCTTTTGCCACCACATATGACAATCCTGAAATAGAGATAGCATCATATCTTAAAACATCTGTGTTGACACCTGACCCGATCAAATGTTGAAGGGTTATGTAGTTAGCCGGCCCATTGACAAGTTCGCGAGCAATAGATTGAACAGATAACTTTTTACCGTTAGCAGCAATAGATTTGTTTTTAACCCAAAAATAATAAAGTGTACTACTTAAAGCACCTTCAGAATCTCTAACTGGCAAAGCTACATATTCATAATCTTGCTTGTATTGTTGTTGATGACCCAAATCATCAGCTACTTCAGGATCAAATGTCAATTCTTCAGCAGATGGTTCGTAGTGGCGAATCTTGACTCTAACTTCTGAACCAGGCATAACATTCAAAATAGTGATGTCTTTTCCAACTATAGAATATGATGCCGACAACAATGTTATACCATTAACATAAACTGAAGTTTTTGTGGAGTCGATAATTTCAGTGTGCGATAATAATATATCAGACACAACATTTGAAAGTTGTGTATAGATTATAGTCTCATCTTTTAACAACTTCCATTCTGTCCACTTAGTATCAGTCCGATTAATAACTACACCATCGTTAAGTGTAAGTGGTGAATTGCTATAAGCGACAGCCTCTTGAATTTGGGTCAATGACATGTCTTGGATTTCAATCAGATCTCCAAGATAAGGTCTCCAAGAAGATACTGGTTGTTTTCCGTCTGCGTCTAGTTGTGCCTGTGTCGGGACACTCCAAGCTCTCCAGCCTAAACCAGCATTATCGGTATATTCTTGGTCGTTTTCATCATTTGAAACAACATAGCTATTTCCATAATTTCCGCTGTCCCATGGAATAATTGGTGTAACCGAAACCGTGTCGCGCAGAAGAATATCTATCTCTAAGGCAGCAATAATAGCTTTCTGCCATGCGGTAATTTCATAAACGCCAGAACCGCTAGTTGAGATTACTGAAATTGTTAAGCCGAGTGATTCTAGCACAACCACAACAGAGTCTCCTGTTGTGATGTTAATCGTGGCATTTGGTAAAGCCGCAGGGCCATGATTTACCACTACGGTTTCAGAGATACCACTATCATCTGACACAGTAAGTTGGACAATATAATCATCTGTAGTTATAAGTGTTCCATTATCATCAACTGTTGTAGTCACTACAACAAGAGGCTCAGCAGTAAAGGTTAAGGACCCAATAGCACTGGTGTACTTATTAAATTTCAGATCTACAGTACATGCAGGATAAAATCCCGGATCTTGTGGCTGATGAATAGTGGTAAACTCTTGTGCACCATCAATAATAATCTTTGAAAATTCATTATTAACAAGATATTCGCTAGTAGGCTTTGAATTACTTGGCGTTGGGTCCCATGTCCCAATTCGCATACCGGCTGTAATATTGAAGCTTGCAAAAGTTCCGACATCTAAAGAAACTCGTCCATTAGACTCAAAATAAAGTTTAGAATTATAAGAAGCAGTGAATGGTGGTGAACCTGCCCAATCAAAGGTATTGGAAGCCGGAACTGTAGAATATGACCACGCCACTGGTCGCAAGAACCAGCGTCGATCTCGAACATAAGTTTCTTGTAAAGCTACTTCGCCAGCAGCCTTGGTACTTGGGTCAAGATCGCCATTGCCGGCTTCTTTTAATGCCAAAGCATTATATTCTGAAGGCGGAACAGAAGACTTAACCCACTCATAGACATCAACAGTGGCAAAATCGGCCAGAGATCCCCAACGATTTAATCTGGACGCACGATTTGGAAAGATTACTTCATCATAATACGGAATGTATTTTAGATTTCTAGTATCGAACCACACTCGTCCTATTTCATTATTACCCCATGGTCTCAGTGGATCATACGAATTGTTATTGACTACTTGAGTACTGAAGCTGTACTTTGCTGGATTTTGAGTAGAAATAATGTTGATAGATTCTAAAGCAGCTGGAGTATGTTGGCCAAATGCCGGATGCCAAAGTGGAATTTCTTCGACCAATTCATCAGCCACATAGTTAAACAACTTAATAGGATTATAACGAGGAGTAGCAGGCCCGTATCCGACAACCAACAAAGTACTAGCTAAAGTAACACTATTAACCAATAGTGTTGTGGCATTGATTTTGGTAACATCGGCAGAACCAGAAATTACTAATTTGTCGGCTATAAAAGGCAAATTGATAACGAATGGAATTTTATCTACTTCAGCTTGAGTAAAATTAGACCGAGAATAGGTCCCAACAGCTTCAGCTTTAAAATAAGCATCTTGATCAAGGTCTTCTAAGCTAAACCAACGAGATTCATCAAGACGACTGATTTGAGTATAGTCAGCTAGAATACCATTTGTCTCGGTAGCATCGAATTGGAATTGCGTAAACTGTTGAACTGAATCATCAACTGTCACTTTCAATTCTGGGAAAGTCTTTTGTCTAGCATCACCATACTCTGCCACCTTGTATGCCCAGTATTCGTCAATCTTAGCATCTTCAAACCTGTCATTATTGAGATAGGCATCCACAGACATGTTAGTGCCTTTAGATTGGATTAATCCTCTCCAGAAATTAAATTGAGATTTCTTAGAAATATCTAGATCTGAAAAATATGATTTAGTGCTAAACCCGAGTAGTGACAATGCGTGTCTAGAAGTTAGGTCATTTTGAAATACTGAGTTAGTGTCATAAAAATTTGCCACGTTATTAGTGGATGCTTGTAAGTTCTGTTTTACCTGACTATTACCACTTCCACCAAGTAGATAATGACCACCAAATTCTGGTCTAAATGACCCAGCAGCCGAACGTCTTCCATTGAACTTGTATGTAATAACTCGCGCACCAGAAAATGGATTATACAGCAATCCGGATTTTAGAGAGTCTTCAACATAGTAATTGAATATGAAAAGATGCTCAAAATTATCTATTTGTGCGTGTGCCGAATAGATAGGAGCTTCTGCAGTAAATTGAGATACTTCATTACCTCTAGTTACCATTAGATCGTTGATCGGCATTTTAATACCAGCAATATCAAATACTCCTGGATGTCCAGTAATATCAAATAGAGATGTATCAATAAAGTTTGAAAGAAGACCAGTATCTTGTCTGACCCAAAGCTGATCCATAAATGGATTAACAATATGGCCACGACCTATTTGCATTCCAGTATAGCAAGAATCTACAAATTTTTCAACTTCTAATTGCCAGGTTCTAGATCTACCAGTTTCGGCATCGATATTATTTGTAGTAAGTTTATTAAATTCCCAACCTTGATCTTCTAAATATATAGAATACCCGTACAAGAAATTAATAACATTTTGAATCCCTGTGATAGTGAGCGGTAAGTAGCTACTTGTTACACTAACATTATCTGTAAAAGTTTTCCAAACTGTCGAAGTGTGTCGTTGATCTAAAATATTAAATGTGACAAAATCACCTAATAGATTCAAATTATAATATTCAATATTAGAATAACGCGGGTTGTATCCCTCGATAAAAAATATCCAATCGCTGCCATCTGATTTTGGAATATAGACACCGTCATTATTAACTGTAGAATTTCCAAAGTTAGTAACAGTAATACGTAATCCTTGAATCCACATATCTTTAGCTATGCTATTCTTCTTAAAGATCAAATTAAAGCTAGATGCAGAAAGTGACGCTGAATCAGTTTTTATATCTAAATCATCTGTTGCAACAAGGCCACCAGCACGGTATCCCATATTAACATCCCAGCCACGGAATGCCTCTATCGAAAAACTATCATTTGTGTCTACACTTGACGAGCGTAGTGCATTTGTAAAAATCTGGCCAAATCCGAGATAACTATAATTTACTGCAGCAGTAAAAGTTACTAAAAGATTTGAACCATCTGCATTTGCAGTAACAGTAAATTTATCGCCAATATGGAATGGCAAACCACGATCTTCTATTGCGATCCCATTTACATAGATTATGCTTAGATAATTTATATCAATAATTGGTGTGCCTTCACGAACATACCCAATGTTAATTCCAGTTTTGTTATTCCTAATAGAAAAGTTCTGATATCTATTCGCGCCGTTAACTTCATAAGCGTCAAAGGTGATTGAGAGATCAATATTTTGAAGTCCACTTACACCAGCCAAAGTTATGTTTGAGGTGCCACGATCTACAATTCGATTTTGATCACCGTGTAATCTGAATCGTTTATGGCCTGGGGTATTGATGTCATAGGCATCATATAAGATATTGTCTACTTCGACCCAGTTGAATCCCCAGCAGAATCCAAGAAACTGAAGAGGGTCATGTCTAAATAAAGCACGTGCTAAAGAATATCCATATTCGATCGAACTCTTCCAGACAGTTTCAACAGGGCTACCTTCTCCATATTGATAAGTGCTAGCAATATTAGATGGCACAACAGTAGTTAATGCATTTACTGATTGCAGAAGCGTAGGACTAAAATACGGAGGCAACAAACCATCACGTGTAGTGTCGACACTTAATGTTAGTCCTGGTCTCATAGATTTAATATAAGCCCACAAGGCATCAGTCCAATATCTGACTTGTTTAAATAATACTGGGTCCACATTAATGGTCACAACATTATTCGAAAGTGCCCAAGCGGTATTAAAATTCACAGCACCGCTTTCGACTTGAACAAAAGTATCTTGAGATAATTCTAAAGTAGACCTTGTCCATAATCCTGAAGAGACAATCCAAATACCATTATTCTCAGGCCCAATTTCATTTTGTAATAATACCAGATCCCCGCTAATTAAACTGACACCGTCTATAACTTGCAACCCATTTAATGGAGTAGCACCAAAGGTCGTTTTAGCAACTTTAACATAACCACCATTAGTGAAATATTGCAATTCAGACGGTTGAGCATACGGAGAAAATGCTTGTTGTTGAATTGGAGTTAAAGTAGACCACCATGGAGCCAGTTCAGTAAAACCTAAAAGTTTCCATGGTTCGAGATTTGGACGTTCTGTCGGAATAACATTTAAAAAGGTTTTATGATGCTCCAACAACACATTATACCAGCGAGCCGGCACAGTCGGTGTATTCACTGGGGCAACATTCGCAACATTCGCATTTGAATAGTTCCATGTGAATGCATCTGCCGGAGTATAATCTGATCCTAATGGGGATAGATTATTGTTGGCAGCAAACGTAAATAATTCACGTTTCATTTGATCACTAAAAGCCAGATCACTTTGTAAACTGATAAAATCAACCTTTCTAGCATTTGGGTTGATATGATTAAACAATTTATTTTCAACAAGAAGAATCAATTGATTCAATGTGTCAGCTAAATCAATCAGCCGCCATTTTAACATAATGGTTGGTTGATTTATCCAGGCTGAACCATCCCATTCAACTAGAATACCTGTATCTCTACGGTACCAAGAAGTACCAATAGACAGTGAAATCGGAGCATCAAGATCAGAATCAACATCAAATGCAAACATTAAGCTTTCGGCACCATAAGGCATGATCCAAAGCTCACCTTTATATGGTCTAATCGGTGGTGTCGTAGTAAATGACCCAACAGCCGGAGTAGTTGTTCCGTCTGATCTAACTACGGTGATATCGGCTGAATTATTTAAAACTTGGCGTCTAAAATCAATAGTATCAATAGCCAATACAGAGCTATGTCCATCATGGTGAAAAAGAACATTGTACCCAAGAACGTTATCAAATCCGATATAAGGAACTTTAGCATCCACAATACCTAATTGAGGAAGCGTAGCTGGAAAACCTAGTACACCTGCAGTAGTATCAAAAATAACAGTGCGCACATCATTATCAAGAGTACGCTTCTGCAAAATATCATTAAGTAATGCTTCAAGCTTTTGATTTTGATCGATTGTGTCATTCGGGTCTACGACACCGTTAGTTGCAATGTATTGCACAATATTCTGTTTATAGATGTCAGCAATAGTATTGATACCGACCTCATATTCATTTTTGGCTAAATCTATGACACTAATAGGTGTCAGATCACGTTGCATCAACAAAGATGCAAGCAGAGTATGTTGTTCACTCCAATTTTTAATAGCGCCGCCGAAGGCATAATTATTCTGAGTGCCCGAAAATTGATTTTGTAAAATTCCTCTGAAGTGGGAGAACAAAGTACCTTCAAGAACTTCATCTCTAGATTCATTATATGGATTGTGAATAAACGATCTTGACACTTGATATGCACCAACATTGTTAATGTCAGCGGCTTCCCCACCGTAAAGATCAAAGATTCCGTCGTCAGAATTTCTATACACATAGCGCGGCATTTCAATATTACCGATTCTGACTAAAAATTCATCGCCTTCGTTAAATGGCAATGTTCCAGCAAGAATAGTACATGAAAGTTCTGAATTTGTATATGGGACCCCTACTGTGACTGTGTCAAGACCAACAGGAAGAATTTGATTTTTTGACCCTACAATGCTGAATGATGTTGCGGTAAGTGCCTTTAAAGTCCAGACTTGTTGTTGCGAATAGAAACTAGGCACAATAGCAGTAATAGTTCCTTTTACAGCCCCGTTAAAAGTAATTGCCGAAGCAACTGGGCCAGCAATTACATCAAACACAAAGTTTTCGCCAACGGCAAATAAAACTGTACCTGCAGTAATAAGGATTTCTAGTTCATCAACAATATACTTAACGCCAACAATTAGTGGGTTAGATAATGTCTCTGTTCCAACTCCGACTGTCAAGGTTCTAGAAACTGAGAATGAACCAGGAGAAGTTGCAGTGAATGTCCATGTTCTCGGGACGGCTATCGATGTTAGATTCAAAGATGATACTTTGCCTTTTGAGGTCCCAATAAAAGTTTGATCAACAGCTGTAGCTTCAGAATACCCATTGTGCCAGATAGATTTTAATTCTCCTGCCAATTTATAGAATAACATATCACCATTTAAATCTACAAGCCCGTGATTAAATACCGCATCTCGACTTCCACCAATATCTAATTTGATGCGCTTTTGCAAATCTAAATCTACTTCGGCTGTAAGATCTTCTACATAATAAAAAATTGAGCTGACTAAATTAGAATGTGTACCATCATATCTGAACAAATCGAACATTGGCAATTGATTAAATTCTGTCTTCTCTTGTTTGAAGGCCATCCCTCCATTGTCAGATGGGACCCCATTAACTGAAAAGGCATTCAACTGAACGTAATTACTATACTCTATAATTGGGCGTACCGCTTGTGTTGCATCAGCTCTAGATAAAGAGAGAGTTGAAAGATCATTTACATGAACCCAGAAGTTACCCTCTTGCCAATCATTTGTATTACTTGGAGCAAAGACACCAGACCAAAGTCTGTTAATATCTGAGGTAAATAATTTACCGCCATTAACTATCCCTTCAACAATCCAGATTTTAGCGCCTGGGGCAATATTAACACCATCATAATCACTAGCTCTAGTCCAACCATGTGGACTCACCGTGTAGATACCATTTTCTTCAGCAGAATTGTTTTTAACTAAAACTCGCTGACCCTCTTTTAATTTTACTCCATCAATGGTTTGATACTCTCTCAAGACATTAACATTTTTAATCTTGCCCTTCAACCCGGGTGCCCCAGCAAAAGTGATAGTATAATTAAAAGACAAGAAAGCCGTGTCGATCATAAATGTATCGGCCGGTGCAAATTCTTCAAACCCAACAAAGATACCATTACTATCAAATATTGGATCTCTTCTAATAGTGAAAGTTAGAAGTGTGAAGAGGCCCTGTGGTCCAGTAACTACAAAAGTATAGTTATCTTCAATAGCCGTTGATCCTACAGCCGTTGAAAGTGAATAAGCATATCCTGTTCCGGGTGCAAAGTCATCTAGAATATTATAAGTAAAGGCAAATGAACCACCTTTACCAATACTAAAAGTTAAATCTTGGCCTGTTCCATCAGACGTCAATTGATGTGTGGACGGTGTTCCAGCTACAGGCCCATTTCCACCTACCCATGTAATGGTATTACCATTTAGAGATGCCATGGTGTTAGGCCCATTGACATTAATAATTGAAGGTGGCACTGCTGGAGATCCAGGGGTATACCCAATAATTGGATAAGTCCCAGTAACGCCCCAATTAGTTGAAACATTATTGTAATATCCATCCCAAACACTACCATCACTTATGATTGTTGAGTGATGTGTGATCTCTGTTTGATTTAACGCTGTAGGAGGTGTGGTAGGCGGCGTAACTCCAGACTGGACAGGGAATTGAGGTACTAGAGTGTAAGCCGGATTTCCGATTGTGCCTAATGACTGCCAAGATAATGTTAAAACATTTCCATAAATTGGTTGTGGCGGCACGGCTGGAGATCCTGGACTAGATGTAGAATATCCCACACCACCAGCGCCAGTTAGTGAAACTGATACTACGCCAATTGGAATTTTTAAGGTATTATTGCTGACTTCTAAATTTGGATCATTGCTGACCACAACAACATATTCATAAGACAAAGTTCCACCAGACCCAATGCTGAATGTCAGGGTTTGACCAGTACCGTCTGATGTTAATGATTTAATTAGCGTCGCTCCAGCAATAGCCCCAGAACCGCCAATCCAAGTTTCAGTATTTCCATCTAATGTTGCAGTAGTACTATCACCTACGGTAATGGTGTCGAATGGAGCAATATACGGTTGAGACGGTGTATAACCAATAATTGGGAAGTAAGTCCCATAACCCCAAGTTACTTCATAACTTGCAAATTGACCGAGCCCATCCGGGAAAGAAACATTAGAAGTAGCCGTATCCCCTATGGCTGGGAGGCCAGCAGGTTTTCCAAAATCTAATCCATAATTAACGTTACTAACGCCTAGTGATACAAAATTTGTTATGACCCAATCTACGGCTTCATTAGTCGAGAATATAGGTGTCCCGATTATTGCCGGTTGACCTGGATTATGAACAGCCGTTCCGGTTCCTCCTGATCCAGTAAGAGTGACCAGAGTTGCATTAGCAGGAATATTGAGTGTTCCATTTCCTGAAAGGTCACCTGAAAATGAAGATAAAGTTCCAGAAACAGTTTTTGGAGGAGACGGTAATGTAGAATAGGCACCAAGAGTATTCTGAGCAACAATTGTAAAGTCCTGATTGTTTACAAATTTCAATTTAAAGACTTGATCATAAAAACCTGATCCAGTCCTAACAACGGCTTCTGTTGTAGCAGCGATCGCATTTAGCTTATCCAAATCAGAATCTTTTGGCTTTGCAATAGTATAGTATTCTGGAAGCAATTCCAAATTCCATTCCATTGTCGGTACAGATGGAAGTGATTTAGCTACCCAGAAATAATTGTAGTAATTTGCAAATTTGTCTATGTCAATTGGCGGTACATAGTTATTAGCTTTGGTATATAGCCATTTGCTTTGCGAAGCAGTTACACCAAGAACTTTGGCTTTATTAAGAATATCTTCAACAGTAAAGGCAAAATATTCTGAACCGCGTTTAAAATTGAAGACTGGAATTATGGCATTAATATCGCGCTCGACATCGGCTTGTGGGATCTTTGGCGCCCTATCATCTGGAGAATTTGGTTTTCTTCCAACATATCCGTACAACGGAATGCTCTCATCATTAGTCATAAACCTATCAAATAGGTTTGATGTAAGACCTTCTACTACGGTGTTTCGTAGATTTATAGGAACATACTGACCGAGATTATTGAACGGGATAGTAAAATCGATTTTTTGAGTCATGTCTTCTCATAGCCAATCATTTGTGATTGTCTATTTATGGAAAGCCAGGGAACTGGAGAAGTCGACTTTTTAGGTGCTGATCTTACAATTGGGCAAATTCATCAAAACCGGCTTCTATTAATTCTTCTTGACAAGCGAAGACGTCTCTTTCGCCTCTAAGATGTTTGTTGATAATCTCTTGTACTGCTGTCTTATCAAGATAAACCTTCTCTAATCCATCTATCAGAAGTAATCCAAGTACACATGAGGTAATAGGATTATTGTTAAAATCGGCATAACTACCAATGTGTTTAATGTGCTTGTGAATATTGTGTAATGAAGTAAGCTTGTTCCTAGAACAAACGAAACGACCACCTACTGAAGATGGTGCTCCTTCTAGTGAGGTAAGCTTATTAATTTCACATACAAAGTTGTTTTTAACAGTGGTAGGCCCACCCTTTAAAGAACCAAGTTGATTATTGTCGCAATATAAAGTACCTATTATAGATGGGGAACCTTCTAATGAAGTAAGATTAAGATCGCTAGCAAAAATTGTTCCATTAAAATAATCAGGTAATACTCCTTTAACACTAAGAATGCTTATTTCTTCATCTTCAAATAATTCATGTACTTTCATAATTATCGTTGCCTTAGTACTGTAGATGTCAATGCCTCTACTATTTCAATATCACTAATTGCCGCACCAGATTGTAGAATTTCATCTATGCCTGATTCTACTGTAAACATAGACCCAAACGAGTTGGTACTATAGATTGGCACTAAAACTACTGAGGCAACATCGGCTGGAAGTCTCTGATGAATTAGACTTATTAGTTCTGTAGCATAAAACGTGTCACCAAAGTCCCAACCGTCAATATCAAAGAAGGTGCCAATCACATTTAGGATTTCTTCTTTAATACGCTCATTAGTCAAAGTGGCACTTTGTGATTTCACGACTTTAAACTTAGCACGAAGTTGTGGCTCAGCCAAGCTACCAAACAATAACCTGATTTTACCTGAATGCAAAACCACAGTGTCTGAAAGCATCTTGTTCTCAAGTAATGCCCCATAACTATTTCTTAATTCAAGTGGTGTTGGAGGTGTTGGAGCATTAACAGAAGTTCCATTAATGTAGTTAGTCACATTATCGTAATATCCACGAGTCATTACATACGCATCGTGAATATTAGTAACCGATGGGTCAATAATATTAGTAAATGGCGTAAAATGCTGCCACATAAAATCTAATCCAGGATTCCCTCCGATCTTCGGCATTCTAAGATTTCGACCATAGATCTTAGAATTATCAACTGCACTGCCAGGCTCCCATGCTGCAGCGATTGCAAGATCTTCTGCGGCTTCTGACAATATTACTGTTGGTGCATCTACAAAGAAATATTCATAGCTTCCAGAAGCAAAGGTTTCAAATTGCAATAATCTGTCAGCAATTAAATCACCTGAGCTATCTTCTTGTAAAAGATCAGATGGGACAATTTCTAATTTATTGAAATTGATTGTGCCTTCGTTATTAGCAATTGGACCAACCACATCGTAAATTTGATTCTTCTTTAAGACTTGATCATTAGTATCTAAGTTGCTTCCGAGAATCTTGATGTTGTCAAAAACTCTTTTCTTAGTTTGATTGTCTAATAATTGATCAACGGCATTATACCAGAATTTAGTAGTTGGAGATTCAATAGTCAACTTCATATCACGATGATGAATCTCATACCCAATCACGTTATTTGAATTAGCCTGTCTAATCTTCCGAACAAAAATAATCCAACTGTGTTGTTTTAAATTATTTGTTGGCGAAGAATCATTTGATGTCGTAAAGATTTGTGGATCTAAAATTTCAAGTGCATAGTCTGGCATCATTGTAGCACTTAAGACTTCCCACCATCCGTTTAAATTAATTGGATTAGAACCCCAAGTTCTAGAATTAGACGACAATACACCAGACGAATTTGTATCTAGAATGAATGCATCACCTGCAACGAACTTAACGGCATTTGGCGAAATATCCTGTGTTACAAGGAACATTGGGGCACTTGACGAAAAACCTTGTGGCTGAATATCATATACACTTCCAATTTTACCAGACGGAAAGGTTCCTCTTAAATTTGATCTTACGGCTAAAGACAAACCATCAGCCTGTACTTCTATAGTCCAAACTTCATTCGGCAGCCAAAAGTTATTAATTAGCCATTCAGAGCCTGCAGTATTTGCGGCAGATAAATCGATACTTCCTTCACCAATGCCTAACATTAACCGATGATATCGCAGACCAAAATAATTCTGTTGTGAAACAGGTTGCAGTCCAGACCCAATATCACCTGGTGGATATTTGTTTACTCCGTCGATAGTTCTAGGCAATGTAGCATCATAAATTCGACTATCGTCTTCTGGGAATAAGCTCGGATCTGGAATTACGCCTAATACAGTATTATTAGAATCTAGAACTTGTCTTAATGGCTCACCATACCAATGACGGTCGATCAAGCCTTGCATCACTGTTTTCTCTTTTAGTGAACCATCGCCAGCACCAAGAACAGCAACTTCAGTACCGTCAATATCATAGAAGCGAGAACCACGGTTGTCTTCAATAAACTTTCGTCTAGGGGAACTTACAATGCCTCTAGTTAGTGGATCATCAGCCGAAATTCTGATTAAGGTATTAACTATACCTGAAGAACGTAATAGCGGTTCAATGACCTCATCAATAAGACTTTTACCAGAAGCAGAAGTAGAAACGGTGTTGATTCCCATTTGGTATCTCAGAACAGAATCGTCTCCGAATAACTTTACATTCTCATATTGGCCTGAAGCATCATGCCAGTCGATATACTTTGGTTGACCGGCAAAAGTTCTATTCACAGTTTTCAATCTGAGAATAGATGGATCTTTTAAAAGATAGGTGTTGTAGTCTTGTCCATTGACCATGCGATTTTGCGCATAGTAAGTAGAAGGTGCAGATCGGCGAATATGTTCAATAGATTCTGTGGCCGAGCCATTTTGCAAGGTCGATGTTAATGCAAAGGTGGCTGCACAATTCTCTGTATTGCCAATAGCCGAAGTATACGAGAATCCAAAGAATTCATTTGTGATCTTATTCTTTTGAACAACTAGACTTCTATTTTCAGATTGTCTCATCCAAAATCTGAAACTGCCTTGTGGTGCATTTGAAAAATCACCGTCTCCAAAGATCACAGCAATCTTGTCATTTTCTAAAGTGTCAACTTCAAATTTGTTTCTAGTAGTTCTAACATTGTTGAACACTAAATTCTGTTCGCTTACAGTATCAACTTGCTTCCAGCGCTCGGCTAGGCTCCCATCATTATTTAATTTTTGAACCCAGACATCTGTATGATTAACATTTTGTGGTGCAAATTCTATTTTGCGATCAGGCAATTGGTCATCTATGCTGTAGTCAATCCTTGTCAAAACACCTTGTTTGGTGAATAACAAAAATCCAGTATAATCAGATCCATCACCTATTCCATCATTTGAATAGATAATAGACATTGTCGAAACCAGATCTGGCTCACGCTCGAAAGGGCCATTCTCGTCTATATCAGCCGGAACGATCTCCATCGGAAACGACTCAAGGCCTGTAGAAGCAGTATATGCCATTACACCATTATTGAATGATGCAGCATCATTGTTTAATGAATACAGGTCCATTACCACATCGCCAATCTGAACTGTTTTTTGTGGTTGTCCAAATCTATTAGTGAGAACCCTGTTCATTACCAGAATGAATTGTTCTTTCCAATTTTGATTATTCGGATCATTCCAAGTGATTGAAAGACCTGCAAGATTTACACCTCGACTATCTAAGACGCGCTCAGAGGTTGAAATTGTAGTAAGTTTAACAAGGCCACGGACTGGAATATTTCTGGTGGCTTTGTAAGAGATTAACTTAGCTAGCCTAAGAATAGATTGTTTACGCTGAGCAGTAGTAATAAAGTTCTCGTGAGCGACCATGTCGACACGATAAGCTAATTGCTCTGCAATATACGCAAATGATTCAATTAAGGCAATGAATTCAGAAGATGCCTGATAATCATCAAAGACCTCTGAATAATATGTAGCGGTGTAGTCAAGGATGCTCTGTCGAATTTCGTCGTATCCATACGAAACAAAGCTGACTGCATTAAATGCCGTGTAAATCGCGGTCCAAGATTCTGCAGAATAAGTAGTGCGTAATGCCATTTAGAAAATCCCAAATATTGATCTTCTATTTATGTAGGAAGGCGGTCTTCTGGAATTGTTCCTTTTTGGACAAGCCACATCCTAGTCCCTTTAGGATTGTTTCTAAATCCAAATCTTCTATAAAATTTTTGAAGCATCTTAATCTGATCTTCATCGGAAACACCAGATTTAAAATTTGGACCTAAACCTGGAAATGGATCTAAAAAGATTAATTCGGCAGATTTAGCTTCTGGAGAGGAAAGAAAATACTTCATCAAGGTTTCTCCTTGACCTTGACCAGGAGTATTAGCATAGATACCGCCAAGTTCTAAAACTCTTTTTGAATAGCCTTTGGGAATATATCCTTTATGTTCTTCCTCTTCTAAATCATCCTTCCAACCATAGGTAAGAGAACCCGCTTTTAATTCTTTATGAACAAATTCTTCATGGAGGTTTAGAAGTTCATGTACTTTCATAATTGTGCATAGTCCTCAAATCCTGCTTCTATTAATTCTTCTTGACATGCGAAGACATCACGATCGCCTTTAAGATGATCATTTATGATCTTAGCTAAGTGATGTATATCAAAATAAACGTGATTTAACCCTTCGATCAAAAGTAATCCAAGCACATGTGACTTGATTGGATTCTTTTCGAAACCACCGATGGTGCAGTGTTTAATCTTCTTATGAATGTTATGTAAAGATTCTAATTCATTTTCGTAGAAATTAAGATAGTTCATTGATTCAGGCACATGATCTAGACTATCAATGTAATTTCTTTGACAATAGAAAGATCCAGTAACCACTCGAGGTGCTCCTTCTAATGATATAAGAGATTTACCAGCACATGTGAAGTCACCTGCAATGCGATCTGGCTGTTGCCCCATTACCGTAAGAATACTTCTTTCTGTCTCTTCAAATAATTCACTTACTTTCATGATCCAACCTTAAATTCCATTTTCATTGTTTCACTTACTCCTAAACCAAGATATTCAATATCCACTAAAGCCGTAATGGCGTTATTATCCGGCAGCGGCAGAATAGCCATATCAATCAATCTTACTCTATTATCGGCATTAAAGACTTTTGTAAGATCTTCTTTAATGATATTGATAGTTTGTTGATCTAGCGGTTGAAAGGCGAGTAATGGGATTCTTGTTCCAAATGTTGGCCTCATAACCCTTTCGCCCGGGATACAATAAATATGGTTAAGTAGGTCTCTCTTGATTGTCTCTGCCCCTGTAGTAATAAAAGTCTTACCTCTTTTTTCTAAGTTAGTGAAGGTCGAAAAACCTTTATAGACGGCACGTGTCATTATGAAATCCTTTTGATCTTAGACCTATTTACGGTCGCCAGTTCTTTCCTCGTTTAGAAGTACTGACGGGTCTTCCCGCCCACGGTTCATGGCTTGGAACTATATCTGGTTTGCCTGCACACGGTGCTTCTATAGCAGTTGGCCCATTTAAATCTATTCTAGATCCGCTTACAATAATATTTGATGCAGCCAAAATATTAAATTCTGATCCAGAAGTTAAATTGACTCCACCATCTCCTGATAAAGAAACATCATCACATGCTGAAATTCTGGCATGTCCTTTAGCCGAAATATCTACGCTACCACCAGCCGATAAGGTAATATTTCCTAATGCTTGCAAATTAAAGTTCTTGCCTGCAGACATGCTAATAGATTCAGCAGCATACAAATGTACATGTCCGTCAACATCCATTTCTATCCAAGTTCTACCTCTACTTGTAGAAACATATATACGTTCATTAGCATCATCAAATATTACTTGATGACCTTCTGCAGTTTTGATCCTTAGTCTTGCAAACTTTGGATTATCCTGCATGATTATAGAATGTCTTCCGGGCGTAGTAATACAATAGGTCTGAGGATCTAGATTGCTTGTCCCTGGATCACCCTCAGGAATTTCTACAACTCGTACAGAATAACCCTCGGTATCGTCTTTTTCAGTTCTCGGTTGAGCTACTTGACGCTCATAAACACCACGAGTCTGTGCGATAGGGTCTGAAAGCTTATTTTGAAATTGTGCCTTTAGATTTGAAGTGGTTGGTTCAATAATTTCTTCTGAGTCTGAAGTTGGTGCACCTCCAACGGCATTCCTTCCGGCAGGTAAAGATCGATTTCCGTGATCATTAAAAAATGATCCCATATACATTCTAAGGTTACTATCGCCATAAAGGAATCCAATTACCACTCTAGCCCCAACTTTAGGAATAGCCCAGAATCCATATGACACCGGACCAGTTGAAGCAGATGCCGAACCACCGGCTGGATAACTATCGGCTTGACCGGCTAATGGACTTATGTATTTAACCCACGGCAAATTTTCTACAATAGCATTGTCTCCATCTATTGCAGGACACCAAACTTTCATTCGACCCATCTCTTGTGGATCTGATGTATCAATAACTATACCATCGACAAATGGAGGGAGTGTTCTCATTTTTTGTTCTCTGGTTTATTTTTAGTAGTGCCGAAAATATTGTGAACATAAAGTTCTAACTCTTGAGTAAAATTATGCCCTGAAATATTATTAGTCACTTTCATGACAGTATAGAAATTATCTGTTAATACATCGCTTTGTGTCATATCGTCACTCAAGAGTGTATTAGTTTTAAAATCTACATTAGGGCCCTTGACATTAATGCGAACATAGACAGGACATACTGCATAACTTTTTTCACTTAGTGCCTGGGCTTTGACAGTAAAAGATCCTTTAGAAGTTTTAGAAGTTTTAGAGACTGTCGGATTAAATGTCGGATTAGATTTTAGAATATTCTGTTCTAATGCCTCTCTATACGCTTTTTTTGCTCCTTGAAAATTTGTAGTCGCATTAGGTGTTCTTTTTTTAGAAGCATCTTTATATGGTTCTGGTGTCGATTTTATAATTCCACCGTGTGGTGGAGATTTTCCAATATTAAACTTATGCATAATATCTGGATTACCTTTAATGGTTATCACCGCACTAGTGGCACATGATGCATAAAACTTTGATAGATTGGAAGTATACTTTTGGGCATTCTCTCTATCTGTCTTTGCAGCTTCTTTTGTTTGGCCTATGTCACCATAATCTGAAAAGTTTTTTAATGCTTTAGCACTATCAAATGGTATTGGTAGTGGATCATATTCCCTCATGGATATTAGCTCATCTATTTTAGAAAAGTCTACTGGTACAATATCTCCATTTTTGTTTGACACTTGACGTGTTTCTGAATCACCGATTTTCAGGTTGCCGGCTAAAAGCATTTGAAAATCCTGCATCTTAATATCAAAATTCAAAATGTCTTTATTCTTTCCGGTAAAGATAAAATCATATTCAAAAAAATCTCGTGGAACGCGCCTGATAAGATTACTTTCTTCATCCTTAACTTCATAATAATGTGGATCGCTATTATTGGCTGATTGTGCTTTGGCCTTTTCGGCTCTAGCAGCAAACACGTTAGTCACCTTAAATTCTACAATATCAATATGAACAATAATTTGATCATCGTCACTTGAGATGCCAACGACCTGTTTGTAGAAAATTACTTCAGCTTTTTCATCATTAACATCTGTACTTTGAAAGTTTCCAAGTTTTGAGATTCTTGGAACTTGGCTTAGCATTTTATCTATAACGTCTGTAATAAGTCGACCGGCATCGGCAGCCACAAAAGTGTTTATAACATTTCCAGTTTTTTCGTCTTTCTGTTCGGCCGAAGCGGCTCCAACCTTCGGAAATTTTAGTTCTTCAGCAGATCCAATAGAAGGACCTTTCATTGGATAGAGGTTCCAATTCTGATCGTCATTTTCTCCGACAGGTAAAGTAATCATATACTTTACTGGTCGTCCTCTGGCTTTTCCCTTCATTACTCCATTTTCATCCATTAGACCTAAAATCTTTTGAATTTTAGAATAGTAAATATTTGCTTCGTGATTCAAAGAATCTTCGAAACTTTGAATTGCCGTGCCAAGTGTATTACCAGTGCCGCTGGTTTTACAAGTGGTAGCAGTAGAGATAGTCATATACCTATCAAGCTTCGATACTTTAAAATTCATATTAGGATAAAATTCTAGATTATATGCACCTTTTGCATAGTCGAGATTAATATCCATTCTGGCTAGAATCATTGGAATAGTTTCAGACTGGACTGTTTCTGAAGTTCCATCTACATTGTGTCCGACAAAGATGATGCGCAACATAAAAATAATGCCATCAAAGTTGGTCTTCATTTGATCATTTAAAAGCCACTGCATAAAATTGGCAAATGAAATTCCAACGCTATCCAGAATTGTCATTTCTAATTGTGTCGCTAAATTAGAAGTAGAGGCACCGGTTTGTAGACCGTTAATAAGGACGTCATACTTTAAATTTTCGACAGTGAATTGTGAGAAGCGTCGTGTATCTAAAACAAGATATACGTCTTTAGCGTTAGGATGCCCAGGAACATTAACTGGATCCCCAAGACTTTTAGTATTAGATATAGCTTGTAATGATGAGGATGGCATATTTTCAATCTCATCATTTGACGCCGCAAAGGCTTCCGCCGCAACCGTAGTACGACAAGCTACCATTACGTAATGTACTGAATAGCTCTGAAATTTATCTAGTGGGTTTGGGAGAAATGTACCTGGAGGTTTTGCCATTTTAAACTATTGGTAATATTGATAATGGGACTTCACGCTCTGATGGATATCCACCAGTCTTACCGGACATCAAAGCTTTAACCTTTTCAATTTTTGGAATATACAAAATTGCGCCTTCAGAAATTTCTGAATACGGATCCAGAATATTATTGTATTGCGCAATAACCCACCAATACCTTGGTTCGCCAAGGTATACTGCAGCAATTTGATCTAAGCGACCCTCAAATCTTTTTTCTACTACATAAACAGTGTCATCTTTATTTACTGGTAAAGGGATACGCTCCCACCACTCTAATGCGGTTGGGTTAACTTCTGTTCTTCCACCACTCACGTACCTTGAGTTTTTGTTTAGCACACTGTTTAATTCTGACATGTTTAAAATCCTTTAAGGCGGGGTTGGATTTGCACTTTGGCCAGGCGGAAATGGATTTACGCTGTTTATCTTTAAAAGATCAGAGAAAGGTTTCCGTAAATGTTTGTTGATGCTTTCCTGTGAACTAGGAATTGACGACGGTGTTATCATAGTTTGAACCGTTGAATTCACGTATTGACTTTCGGCAAATTTTCGTTCACAAATTCCTAAGGTAGTTTCTTCTTTAAGAAGTTTGTCTTTTGCGAGATTACCCGCACCGGCTATTACTTGAGCTGGTTCTGTTACACTTTTGCTTAGTTTTGCAAACTTTTCGATAGTGTTTTCATTTCCAACATACCCATCATCCTTACCACCAAAAGCTTCTTCAAATCGGCCCATTCTATAAGCTTGGAGATCAAAGTTATTAAACTGCTCAGTACTAAAGCTTTCTACTATATTAATGGCCACTGTCATTACTGTTGGAAATGGGACATTTACTAAACCGCCAGAAGGTGCAGATGCTGGAATATAATCCACATCTCTTGGCCAACTCCAATTTAGCGATGTGATAACTACTGGTACAGGTCCAATCATGGCCTGTCGTAGACCTTTAAAAATTAATACTGGAGGAGGTGCACCTAGTTTATTTCTTATTTTCTCATTACTTGAAGTGGTAATTTTGCTGCCAAAATATGGCATTGTCCAACCACGCAGTATATTTAAATTTGTAAGATTTTCAGTGGCTTCTTTAGAAGTTCTAGAAATAAATGTAGCATTAATGGTCCACTGAACGCTCTCAGTCCCCTTATACTTTTGAAAGGCGCCGGGAAATTGCGGAGGTGCAACAGGTTCGTAAGCCACACCACGCTGCTCTGTTATTTCAGGCATCACCAAAAATTCTACTAAAGCTCCCTCTTTATCTTCAAGAGTAACAAGATGTGATTTATCATCTCTTGGTTCTGTGGCACCAGTAGCTTGATTAACTGAACCAGCAGAAGCCTGATGTTTATCTGGACCTACTTTGTTTTTAATAATATCATTTATAACCGAGTTAGTAACTAGACCTTGGGATTGACCAACAGCCAGTGGATATTGCAATTCTTTAAACAACGGACTCAAAGCCGAGTGTTTAGCGAACGGAATTTCAGCACCGTACCTATTGTTTACACTTCTAAGACTTTCCTCAACCTTATTACCAAACTTATCTGTTCCAACACCGACAGAACTTTCTGCCGGTGGCAAAGTTTCTTTGACTTCTGCAGGAGTTGTAGGTGCAGTAGGAGATTCTACTTTTGGCTCCGGTTTAGACTCTGGAGAAGTGGTTCCTATTTCGGCTCTTTTAGCTGCAATATTATCAATGAATGCGGCTTTGGCTGCATCGGCTCGCGGTTTTATTACATCAGCCCCAAAAGTTGTTTGTGCCGAAACAATAACATTACATTCTGAGATATCTTGTGATGTTCCATTATTATTAATTTCGATAATAGCGTCTTTATATTCTCTATCAGCTGCAGCAACAGCAGCTTTTGCCGCCGCATATCCTTCATTCCTTTGTACTATTAGTGCTTCAATCTTGGAATTAGCATCTTTATCTGCAGGATCTATTGCCGCAATTTTTGCATTATACGCTTCACTTAACTCAACAGCGTCAAGTAGCCTGGCGGAAAGAGCCGATGATTTCGCTTGTAAATTATCAACTAATGCCGAACTCATTCTTGCACCTTCTTAATCTTAGCAAACATCATATCAGCCAGCTTCTGATCTAATCCTACA